TTCTCCCTCTGTTGCCTCCCGATGTTGCTAACTGGCAATCGACACGGGTTGGTGATGGGGGCGGTCCTCATCCATTTCCATCACTGTTGAACCAGCAATGGAGTACAGAAGCAACAGACCTTGGTGTTTCTCGGTCATTTGCAGCGGTGAATGGGGATGATTTCGTGATGTGTTTGAATGGAGTACGTGGTTCTGTCACACTCCATGAGTCGCATCCGAAAAAAATTAGAATTATTTCTTTGGACGATGGCGTCACAATTTACGAGGGGCATGGGCCGACTATCTTGAGTGAGGTCGATGGTCAAGCATTCTATGTAGGGACTATGTGACATGAGCGATCCTTATCTCGATGGTCTGTGGATTTCGTGCGGATTATGCGAGGACTACTTCTGCGTCCGTCATCACCAGCATGTGGCCGACTGCGATTGCCCACCGCTTGAAGATTGGATCGAATGAGTAACGGATCTGGTGCAAAGCGGCGTCCAATCCCCGGTTTTGGGTGGCTACCGGAGTGGATTCAGGATTTTGAGCAACCCCTTCCCGGTGCGGAATGGCTCCAGGATCAGGTCCGACCAGGAAGTGTCATGGACCCCTGGGCAGAAAAACAGGCAAGAGATTTTCTCCGTGCGTTAGTTCCGCAGGATGTCCATGATATGGCATTGGAAGGACTTGTTGGGATGATTTCCGGGCCTGTTATCGGAACAGCGGGACGAGCGGTGTCGCGTAAATTGAATCCCCCATTCAATCCTGCAAGGCGTAACACTCTTAGGACACTTGGAGGTAAAGATACGCTAGATACTATTGTGAAACGGAGGGAACTTACACATCCAGATACTTACTTCAGGTATCAAAATGTGAGTTCTTGGCTCGATCCAAAACGATACAAACAAAAGCATAAGATGGAAAATTGGGGTAAAGCAGTAAGAAAACATTCAGAAACACAATCTGATCGTGGTGGGGTGTTGGGCGATATCATAGAACATGGAAATATTATAAATAGAAAGATCAAAGAAGAAACCCTCAAGGAAACGGGAGAAGAAGTCCTACAAGGTGGCAACGGTGAGATTACTAAGGATTTCCTTGAGTCGCTTCTTCGTCGTTTTGGTGTAAGAAAGTAACAATGCCCTATCCAATACAGACTCAGGTTTTCAGCGTCTTCATGGGAACACAGGAGGGGATTCATTCTGTGGCCCTTCCTGCGATCTATTCATCCAGCGGTTCTCGGAATCTCTGGATTGATAAGTTGGGTCGGGCAAAGAAGATCCTCGGATACAGCAAACAGAACAGTTCTGCGGTCACAACCAATACCGGGAGTGCAGCCACGAGACTGCGTGCGCTGAGAGCCTACCGACAAACTGGTGCGTCATTTACCCGCCAGCTTATCGGTGTGTTTGAAGCCGCCGCAAGTGAGTATGAACTGTGGTATTCGACCAATGATGGTGATTCATGGACGTTTATTGTTGATTTAGGGAGTGGGTCCGTGGGGTCTATCCCCGATTTTGCTCAAGTTAATAACACACTGTTCTTTGCGAATGGTGTTGTTGCTCCCCGCGCTTGGGATGGATCGTCGCTCTCCACCGCCGGCCCATCAGCAAAATCCCCAACTCCCACTGCTGCGGTCAATACAGCATCGGGGCAACTCAACGGAACCTATACGTTTAAGCTCGTTAGTATTGAAGCAGACGGAACCAGACATCCAGGTTCTGTTACATCGAATAGCCTGCAATACGCCGATGAGCAGTGTAATTTGTCTTGGTTAGCCGATGGTGACTCAGATGTCACTGGCTATGAACTGTATCGAACGACTGGAACTGGCTCGACCTTTTACTTCGTCACATTTATTGATGTTCGAACGACCACGAGTTACACCGATAATGCCTCAGACCTTGATATTTTAGAAAACCGGTCACTACAGGAACATGGAGATGGACCGCCAACGGGGAGTTATTTCTGTGAGCCACACAAACAGCGGCTTTGGTGGGGACGAACTAATACTAATCCACGACGAGTCTATTGGTCAGACCCAGGTTTACCCGATCAGGTGGGAATCGACAACTACATTGACTTTACTGATCAAGGTTCAGTGGGGGATGTCATTACTGCACTCTCTGGGGATTACCAAGGAGCGTTGGTCGTGTTCTGTGAGCGATCGATCTGGACTGTCAGTGGAACAGGACAAATAGTTTCTGACAATACAGCTATTGGTGTGAGCGATTGGACTCGCACAAAATCAAATGCGGTGACGGGGGCTGTCTCTCATCGGTCTGTTGTTCAAATCCCTGCTGGATCTGTATATACCGATTCGTCTGGAGATAATGTCACGACAGGATCAGTAATGGAGGCGTATTTTACGCCGCTTGGAGACATACGATTATTCGACGGTAACAATGATGTCATTATTTCTACCCCTGTAAAAGAAACTCTCAAGACGTTTTTATATGCACAACGAGACAAAATCCATGCTGTGCATGATGTAGAAAATGCCCACGTTGTATGGTTTTGGCCCGGGCCCACAACAAGCGGAGACCAGGCAGAAAGCAACCAGGCGGTGGTCTGGAATTATCGGTGGGGTGTCTGGTATGTGTGGCCTAATATGCCGATGTCTGCGTCAACTACGATAGAGACCGCCACAGATACCCAAATTGTTCTCACTGGAGAAGCCCAGACCAGTAAAGGTGGCTTTTGCTATAAGTTTTTTAATGGCGATAGCTTTGATGGGTCAAATATTCCCGCTCGTTGGATGACAAAGGTTATTTACGGGACAGATAATAGCTGGAGTGTACGTTCGCCTCAGAACATGATGGCGTATATCAAGCGATATCGATGGCTGGATATCATTGCTGAAGCGGAATCAGATGTCACACTCACGATTGAATGGATGAGTGGAGCGTCTTCAGATGAAGCCGTGGCGCGTGGTGGAGCCAGTCAATCCATAGAACCGTTAGGTCTTCAACTGATTACAGCTGATGGCAACGGGATTCAAACTGTAGCGGGAAGTAATATCACGCTGCCCTTTGATTCTGTGCAGAAAATCATCAACCTTGAAGGGACAAGCGGTGATTTCATTGAAGACGTTGGGTGTCGAATACGGATTAGCGACGATGCGCAAAACGGGTCATGGAGTCTTGAGGGAATGACGTTGGGGTATCAGGTGTTACCGGGTGCTACCAGAAGGCTGCAATAATGGCCCGATCCAATATCTCTCTCGATTTTCCGGTTCCAGATTTCGCCCGTATCCGTGAAGAGTCTGGTGTTGTGACAGAAGGATCTGTGCGGTCGATCTATTTTGCGTTAACGGATACCCGCCGTCGTCTTCAGAGGATTCAGCAGGAGTTAGCATGGCAAAGCGTTCCATTTCTTGCCGGGAATTTCACAGCAAATTCAGGCACATGGACCGCAGCGTTAGCAGATCAAAAGCTCTTTCAGTTTATAAAAATCGGCAGATTTATGACCGTGAGTTTTTTCCTCGAAGATACGACCACGGGGAGCGGGATGGGGAATCGTCTGGAAATCGCACTTCCCAAAGGCATGGCCGCGACTGATGTGAATTACACGGGTCCACTGACTATTAAGGGGGCTGTTGACGCTGAAGGATATATTAGTACGGGGGGAACCACAAAACTGTATCTATTTAAAACGGATCATAGTTCCTGGCCGTCCTCGACAACGGATAACCTCGATGTGCGTGGGATGATTACGCTTCAGGTTTCTCAGTGATATACTGATTCTAGACGCATATGCCTGATATTACGTTGCGTCAGTTTAATGCCGATGATTCTCAGAGAATTATCGACTGGTTTCAGGATGATCGAGATGGATTCGAGCAGCTAATGGGTGTGGTGTTACCAGATGACCTTTCCTGCACCATGGCTGTAACATCTCTTTTGAATGCCCAGGAACAAGGGCACGCTATTGTCAGGATGGTTGACCGTGGCGATGACACAATTGGAGCGGCTATTTTGACGGAATTTGCTCCTGATCAGGGAACAGCGCGTCCACATTTATACGTGATTCCGTCTCAGCGCAAGCATAGTATTAAAGCAGCCCGGGCCTCTGAGTCTTTTGCAAAGAGTCTTGGCATTAGTTCGTTACTTACAACTATTTCGCATAATAATAAACGGGCGTTAGCTCTGGTGCGACGATTAGGGTATGGGGTGGTGCCACAGGCGCTACTTATAAAGGAGTTGTCATAATGGGATGGGCAGCAGCGGCTCCGTATATTGCAACTGGGATTGGTGCGTTAGGTCAGGGGTTGATGGCTCACGGCGGCGCAGCGAGCCCACAAGGGTATCCAGCGCAGGTATCGTCAACCCGAG